AATGTGTATCCGTTCCCCATACTGGAGAACTTCTCCCATTTGTACTGTTTGCCTTTCAAAAGTCCAAAAGGTGATCGACATGACTCCAATATACTAAACCAACGCCGAGGCAACAACTCCTCGACGACGGAATAGGCTATAGAGTCACTCGCCGAAGAAAGATCCACAGTAGCGAGCGAGTTGGTAATACTACCAATACGCGCAAGCTCCTGATTCACATTCTGACGCGAGAGGTCGACACCCCACCTAACTAGACGACGCCTAATCATATCACCAATAGACTTCTGGAACCATAAATTCATTCCAGGTTCTATAGCGATAACTCGATTAGTCGACGAATCTTTAGGGACGGTCACCACTTTATTACCGGTTTGATAGGTTGGAAAACCTACCGAAACCAAATGAGAATACCAGTTGGGATAAGCTCCTTCTAGTATCTCATCGGTAACAAGGGCGTGTAGATCTCGTGTTATTCCAGTTTCTAACTGGAACTTATTGGTAGCACTGGCATCTCTTCGCTTTACAAGCGTTGAGGCACCAGGACCCCAATCAGGTGAAGAGAAAATTTCTTCCGCCTCATAGTCTCCAAGGATAAGTTCGATTTTTCGCTTAACTGCACTATGCAGTTTAGCGGTCCGACCTTCATAGAAGGCAGGACTCGTTCTATTCCGGAAAAGACTATTTGTACCTTTGCAAAGAAGTTCGAATTCCATGAACTTCTTAAAAGCAGCCTCATCCAGATCTTCGTCCAAAGAAAAATCTTTGTACTTAGATAAGAATTTGGTTGCAGCATAGGCATCTCGACAGCTGACCATATCACTATAGTCAGCCGGATTGAACGTGAGTTTAGCTAACTGTGAATGCTCGTTATGTTTCCATAACAAGTAACACGTTAACGCTCGCGGACAATCGAGAGCTTCGAAGAAATCCTCGACAACTGCAGGATTGAATCCCGAAGGCACACGGTAACTGACCAAGTCCTTTATGAACTTGGAACCATACTTCTTAGAAGACATGGTAATCCCTTTCCTAACTTGAATAGGTTGATGTATGTTACCAAAGCCCTTTAAGGCTAAGGTTAGTACGGCCTATCAAAGTTGATAACGGCAGTCCGCAATGGAGTAGCCGTCGCATCAGACGGTGAAGCATCTGACGCCGTGATCGTTGTAAACAAGAGCGAGGCCAGTTGACTAAGCAATACAGTCCGCTCGGCCGACGTGCTACGCTCTGGCAACAGGAAGTCGACGATAGCCTGGCAGTCATAGGCCTTCTGTGAGGCAGGAGTAAACCCGCTCACATTAGTACCGCTAACTGCTTCTAGCGTCGGTAGGGACAGTTTAGCCGTCACTTTGTAAAC